CTAAACTTGTAGAATTTCAAAAAGAGGTTCATCAGATATTAAATAGTAATCATAGATCTATTCAGACAAATAATTATCCAGAATTTCAAGAGGGTGAAATAACATTATTTGAATTTGAAAATGAAAGTTTAGAAGCTGAGTTAATTGCAAATGATATAGAATCAAAAATTCAAGTAGGTATACGACCATCAGAAATTTGTATCCTAGCAAAACAGAAGGTTGATGATTATAGTTCAAAATTGATAATTACATTAAGCAGTAAAGGGATTAAAGCAAGAATTGAAAATGAATATCAAGAGCTTTTAAAAGACCCTACTTGTAACCTATTATTAGATTTAATATCATGCAGTCAAGGAAAACGAGATCCTTTAATTTGGGAAAATATTAGTAATTTTTATGGAAATATCAATGGAATAGATGAATTTACTGATGATTTAATTTGAGAAATTAAGAATTCCAAATCTTGTTCTTGTAAATCTCTTTTTTTCCCTTTCTTCAAATCATCATAAATCATGCTATTCAATAGTTCTCTTTCCTCTTGGAGATGCATTAAATATTCTTGGTTTATTTTATTAAGGTCTGCCATATCATTTACCTTTTGGGATAAGTTCTCTTTTCGAATTTATTTTATATTGCTGGGTTACGATAGGCTACGATTGTTTTTTTGTTATTTGGTTTGAGATATAATAAGAACGTTCAGGAATGAACAGTGTGGTAGATGATGGCCACTTGACCTGTAAGTCAGATGTTGTTGCAAAAAAAAGCCCGCTTAGTCGGGCTTTATTTTTTTAATTTAGTTTTTTCATTTCGCTAATGAATACTTTTTTTGCAGTATTAATAGCCCTTGATTTCCCTTTACCCCATGCTCTTTCCATAAAATGTACACCACTCATTTTTTTCGTTCCACGATCTAACATAAACCAATAAAAAGGGTCGGTGCGGTCTTTGGTGTTATCTCGAACGCTTGCCATTCTGCGGCCTTTAGTTCGGCGTATGCGAACAATAGTTATCCCACCGCTTTTATCTTTAAATAATCTTGTTCTGTGGCGCACATTGTTTTTTACCGTGCCTTTTTTTCTAAAATCAGTGCTCTTGGATAGAGTTGGAACAATAGGCTTAATTTCATCTTTTAATACTTGTGCTGCTGCGTTTAATGCTTTTTTGATCGCCTTTGGTTGTTCTATCCTTAACTGGTTTTCAATCTTTATTCTAAATTGTTCAATTGCGTTACTAAAGTCGCCCATTTTATTCCTCCTATAAATCAATACCATTAAATTGTTCTAATGCGTGTTTGTGTTCATCTGAAAGCTCGAAAATCAAATCACCATATTCAAGTTGATAAGTGCCGAAAGACATCAGAAAGGCTACGGCTGGGTCGATTTTGTTTGCGGCTTTCTTCTTGTTTGGTTTAATGTTGGCGTTTGCATCAGTTTCCATTACCACATTGGATAACGCCCAGGTAAGCACTGGATCGCCATGATGTTCTATCATCTGTCTATTTATTAATACTTCTGCACTTTTCGCCACCGGGCTAAATCGTTGATAGGTTTGCGGGAATGGTTCAACCTCAAGCCCAGCCGTTTGTAATTGTGTGCGTAGGTGAGTTGCATTCCATACGTCAAAGCCAATCATCTTAATATTGAAACGTTGCGCATCTTTCAAAATATCATCTCTGATTTTGTCGTAGTCGATACAGTCGCCTTCTGTTGCAATCAGCCAACCACTACGCACCCAGTTTCGATACATTGCACGGTTTTTATTTGCCACGTTATTAAGTTGAAATTCGGGGATATAATGCCGAGTAACTAACCGCACTTTCTTCCCTTGTGGAAAGGTATAGCAAAGGCTGGTTAAGTCATTGGTGCTAGATAAATCCAGACCTAAATAACAATCTTGGTGAAGTAAATCGCTTTCGGTGTACTGCCGTTCGCATTGCGCCCAGTTTCCTTCGCCTAGCCATGGGGTTGTGCCTTGGCACCATACATTAAATCGCTTGGTAAGCATTTCCACCCATTCGGAAGGAATCCCCCTCGCTTTCTTGATAGTGTTCTCAAAATCAAGGTAAGGAATGGATTTACCAATATTGGGATTGGCTTTTATCCAGTTCTCTTGCTTGTCGATTTCGTTTTCTTCGTCTAGTTCAAAAATCAATACGAATAAGCTGTCGTTTTGTTCGTTACCTTCCAGGATTTGAGCGCAATAATCATAATGCTGTTTGCAAGCGGAAATCACATTACTTCCCGCGGTTGTAATAGCAAAGAGTAAACCTTCTGGGCGTGCGCCTTGTCCTAGCTCTAATGCGCTATAGACGCTGTTGTCCGTATGTAGGTGATATTCATCAACAATCGCTAAACTAGGGTTTGTGCCTTCAATGGTTGAAGATTTGGCAGCCAATGGGCGCATGATGCTGTTGTTCTTAGGGTTGATGAGTTTGTGCTGTTGAATATTGAGCCGTTTTTTCAGTAAAGGCGAAAGTAAGCACATTTGACGCGCATCATCAAAAACGATTCGGGCTTGGTCTCGGCTTACGGCTGCGGTGTATATATCTTGCTGGCCGCCTTCCATCACCAAAAACCAATTGGCCAAAACGGCTGCCACCGTTGATTTGGCGTTCTTTCTTGCTACTTGAACGTAAGCAGAGCGATATTTTCTTAATCCTGTATCTTTTCGTTTAAAGCCCAGAATGTTGGCAAAGAGAAAAACTTGCCAATCTGAAAGAATAATCGGCTCGCCTCTCAAGTGTCCTTTAACGTGTGGGCATAGTTTCGAGAAAGCTATAAATTTTTCTACCGCACTTTGATCAAAGAAATAATTGGGGTTGTTTAAATCGTTAAAATAACGCGCTACGGCTTGTTTTATCTTCTTACAAGCCACTATTTCACCTGATTGAATTTTCTCTGCGTATTCGTGCCAGATTGCCATATTTAGCCTACATTGTGAGGATTTCATCAATCATATCGGTTGAATCAACTTCAACAGGATTTTTCCTACGGCTAACAGGATCAAAGCCTAACAGTGAGGACATTTTCACCATCACTTTTTCTGCATCGGCTTTTGCAGACAATGCGGGGTTTCTTGATTGCGTGCCTTGGCTATTGACGATTGAAAAGCCGTTTTTGTGAATATCTTCAACGGCTGCACGGAAAAGGGAATAGTTCACGCAATATAACTCAAGGTGAATTAAATCGGCATCTTGAATATCGCCACGTTCAAGAAGTTGAGGGATGCGCTCTTTCCATACTGATTTAGCAATCGGATCTAAAAAACTTGGCGGGGTGTGTAAATTCTTCTTTTTGGCTGTCATTGTGTTTCCTTATTTTCAAAAAAATTTCCTTGCATAAAAATTAAAGGGGGCGGGCGGTTCTTTAGGCTTGCCAATTTCTTTCAAAAACTCCCCCCACCCGTAAAAGTTTGATATAAATCAAATTTAACCAACGCAATTTTGCGTCGGCTGGTAGGCGAATTTTTTCGCTTACCATATGCAACAGTTGAGGTTATAACGACCTCTCCTCAATTTTGAGGGCAGCTTTATTTTTAGCTCCATAACTCAACTGTTACCATATAACCACAGTTGCAGAAGATACCCGTTCTTTTCTGTTTGTCTCTGATTAGTTGTGGTCATATGACCATAACTCAACTGTGGATATATCGCCATAATTCAGGTGTTGCGATATCGAAACACCTCAACTGTGTACATATGCTCATAATTCAGTTGTACACTTATGTACTCAACTCAACTGTGTACATATGGACATGCTTTAATTGTTTCGATATAGAAACGGTTTACTTCTTCGCACCAAATCCGCGTTGGTCTATCACTCGTGTTTTATAGCTATGGCAATCACGACATAAAGATTGATGATTAGAGCCAACCCAAAATAGCGGGTCTGCTTGTCCGTTCTCGACTGGCTTAATATGGTCTATCACTGTAGCGGGCGTGTAGATACCTTTCTCTAAGCACATCACGCAAAGAGGGTGATGCTTTAAGTATTGCTCGCGGTATTTGCTCCACTTGTGATCGTAACCTCGTGCGCTGCTGTTTGGGCGGTTGTCCTTTGGCTTATGCTCTTCACATCTGCCCGACTTCACTTTATTTCTGCATCCTGGATAACTACAACGTCTTAACGGTTGATAAGGCATAGCTATACCCTTAGTAAGCGCAAGGCTCTCTATAGACTTCCCATAATGCGGAAATCGTCATGGGTGCTTGTTTAAGATTGGCTAAATCTGTTATAGCCTCACGGTTTGTGTAGAGGTAGGCGATATACATTAAGCAGCCGACTTTAATTGATGGCGTAAACGGAACGGTATTTTCTGTTTCTTCATCACCAAAGGTTTTACCAATATGCTTTTGGCATACTTCCAATGTAGCGACCTTATAGGTTTCGAGTAACTCATCATCTAAATCATGATCAAGATTTAAATGCGCCTTGATGTCATCTAGGGTTAAATTAATATTCGCCATAAGCCTCGCCCTCTTTACACATTAACTGCAATTCTCGGTGTGATTCCATACTGTCAATCACCGAATAAATATCAAATAGTCGTTTACCGTATTTAATTCGCATTTTGTTTGTAATGCCCTCAATGTAGCGAATGCGAATGCGGATGATGTTTTCACCCATTTGAAATGGGCCACTAAAATACTCTCGCCCTTGCAATGGCTCTACACTGGCGCGGACGGTTGCGATATGTTTCCAAAATGCTTTGTGTTCACCGTGTAGATTGGTTTCTCGCTCTCGAGGATAGTTTCTCGCCTCAATGGTGATGACCTTGTTATACTTGCCAGCCTTAAGCATCACTGCCATTACTTGCCCCCTGTTCTTGTTCATCACCGCGTTTAACTTCTACGGTTTGTTTCCAAGCCTGGCTAAATTCATCTCCACCTTCATAAGGCGGTAAACCTTCACGGCGGCGAACTTCATTTGGAGACATTACACCCGCTTTGATTGCTACATCATAGCTACTGAAACGTTCGCTTTGACTGGTGCGAAGTAGGTCGCTTGTATCAAATTCGATTAAGTAACGTTTATTGCTGTTGCTGCCTAAATCAATCATCAAGGCATCTTTGAGCTGTTGCTCAAAGTTAGTAAGCCAAGGGTGCAAGGTTTGAGAAAGAAATGCGCGGCTTGCCTCACTGAAATTCGCATAGCTACTATTCGAATAATCTTGTAAGAAAATCGGGCTAATATTGTAGATTCGGGCTATATCGGAAATTGTGAAGGTTCGACTTTGTAACCATTCGGCATCTTGGTTTGTCATGCCTAATTGTTTATATTCCATTGAGCCTTCAAGAATAGGGGTTTTACCTGCATTCTTCGCCCCCTTGTAACGTTCTAGGGCTTTGACGGCTTTCTGTGCTTTTGCATCATCTAACCATTCAGCCGTTGAGATAAGCCCGCTTGCCATCAATCCGTTTTTCATAATGGCTGCGCCATGGCGTTGTTGGGCTAAACCTAATCCCACCGTTTCACGACAAACTGTTATCGGGGAACGCCCCATAAATCCATCAAGGGAACTATGGCGTAAGTGTAAGATTTCATCTTGAAGATAGTTTCTAGTAACTCCGTTTAAGTCCGTTACTTGGTAAATATGTTCGCCTGTTACTTTACGGAAGATATTTACTGCACTCGGCTGGTAAGGTGTAAGGCTTACAGGTTCGCCCTTGTTATTCCACTCAATCACTGCGTAAGCATTACCAGTTAGCAAACAATGGCGCATCATCGTATATTTGAACTGGTAAGGCGTTTGATTTCGGTTAGGCATTTCATTTAAAAGATATTCAACGGGGTGACGGTAGATTCTTTCTCGCCCATCTTCTTTCAGTGCGTACAGATAACAAGGCATAGATGCTACCGACTCGGCAATCACTGTTACTGCGTTCATAACCGCTGGTAGAGCCTCTGCCGTTTGTGGGCTGACATATTCGCCCGCGCCTGTATTATTTACGCCCATGTAAGATAGGAATTCATCAATAGTGATTGGCTCGCTGCGTTGTTCTTTTCGTCTAAAAGGATTCCACATATTAAGCCCCCATTACATCAACCAACTTGCTTAAAAGTGCGGTAGATTTATCTTCCATTTTTTCTTTAGCGGC